GGCCTTGCGGCCCCTGGAGCTTCGACAAGCTTCTTTTCTCCAAGACTCTGACCTTATGAGGATATAACCATGAGTGAACTAAGAGGACGTGAAGACGATCGGCGAATTGCCAGTTCTAGGGTGATAGGTGCTTCTAGCATCTGGAACCATAAAACTGGTAACATGGCCACAACAGGTAACGTAAGTACGTCCTGTTCTGATGGCATTTACCGACTGACTTTCGACGAGCTACACAAGGGACCCCCGTTTATGACGGGCGGCCCTCTGTTTGCTTATCGTCTCCTCCAACCTAACTACATGGTCTCTGCTGGATCGACTATCGTTGGCCGTACATTACCTGCTGGGACTTACGGAAGTAACCCCAGCGTGGTCGTGAAATCGGGCGATGACTTTCGTTACCACTATGATGGTGGCTTCGTGAAGTCACTCACCAGTCTTCCCTCTAACCAGCGTGATCTCGGCTTGTCCGAACACATCACGCGTGCTAGAGAAACTGGGAGCTTTGTCAATCCAGATGATATGTCCAGCCTCGGGAACGTAGCCTACAATAAGCTACGTCCAAAAGTTGAGAACGCATCCCTCTTGCAAGATGTAATCGAAGCAAGAGACATACCCGGCATGTTGAAGACTACTTCCCAAGGTTTTTCATCACTATGGAAAGCAACGGGAGGAAATTTTCCGCATGGTTCCACTCGTGGGCGATCTCTCGCCCTAAGAGAGTGGAAGCAGTCTCCAAAATCGGCTGCCGATCAGTTTCTCAATGGCGCCTTTGGTTGGCGCCCGTTCGTCAAATCCATCGTCTCTGTCTGCGATACGTTACTGTTCGCAGCGGACCACATTGCTTCTCGCGAGAGGAACAATGGTCGATGGCTAAAGCGACGATTCGCCGAGGAAGAACTCGTTTCGGAAAGTTTACTGTATGGACAGTACGGTGTAACGTCGTCTCTGGCGACCCCTGTTCTAGGGATTAACCAGATTGCGCCGTTTTCCGGCTCCTTCGAAATCAGGCGACAGACTTATAGTCGCGTCTGGTACGAAGGGTCCTTCAAGTACTACCGACCCGAATTTGATCGTGGTCTAAAGACAGAGTACCCTACTCTGCGTACAGTGCGCCAGATGGCCACCCTCCTGGGGGCTAATCTTAACGCGACCACGTTATATAAGGTCACGCCGTGGACTTGGTTGGCTGACTGGTTCGTCAATGTTGGCGGCAACATCCAGGCCTTAGAGGACCTGGCTACCAATCAAGTCGCGTCGCGTTACATGTATCTCATGCGCTCCACTTTTGATCAGTTCGAGTACAAGGTTGTATTCTCGGACTATAGTGGAAAGACCTTCGAACTTGTATGGTACAAGTCCGCGGCCTTAAAACGCAGAGAACCTGCAGTGAGTCCTTTTGGGTTTGCCCTACTGCCTGGGGGTTTATCCCCTATGCAGTATGCGATCATGGCTGCTTTGGGTATTTCTCGGATGTAGCCATGGTCTGTCCATCTTCAGGTTAAAACCGTGTCCTTGAGAAAGACATAGGCTCTGGAGATGCAACTTCTCTGAAACTTCAAAGAAGGTCAACTCAATGTTATCAGAACCTCTTTCCGTCGATCCCGGAAGCGGAGCAGTCAGCATGCCGCGTGTCTCTGTCGGTAATATGACAGCAAGATACGCTAATGCTGACGAAACGCTCACACTTGAGATTACTCACCAGATCACTAAGGTCGGACGTGTCCGACACCAAGTCGATCTTGTGCAGACGAAGGTGGTGACCGATCCTGTCAGTTCAGAAAATGACACTGAGGACATCACCGTTCGGATCACTGTCGACCGGCCACCTTATGGGTGGACGGAAGCCAATGTTTCTTCTCTCGTGGCAGGCTTCAAAACCTGGCTTTCTACAACAGCAGGTACAGGAATAGTCGCGAGACTCTACGGAAAGGAATCGTGATGTCACACGCGTGACATGGAACGACACTTTCCGCAGTGGAGCAGAGGATTCGTCCTCTGCTCCAGTTCCCCCAGCTGTCTAAAGCACGGACGGAGAACCCTAACCAGGTCTGCTAACGTCGAGCTTGAAATCCGACCTCCGGAAGGGGGCAGATTTGAAAAGCAACGCAAGTGACCCGATTGGAGTGCTAACCTCAGTCTACCTAGACGTCGTTAGCATGTGTCCTGCCGAAGTCTCCCCTGATTTACGTGACCTGGATACTATCAGGTCACGGGTCAAAGCTGAGGGCCTGTCGTTTCTAACGATAACCCTACCATCATTCGCTAAAGACTTCGAGAGAAGTCTCGCGGATGGTTTTATAGCCCCATCTGCGTTTGCGGGTTTCCGCAAAGCAGGAGCAATCCCTGCGTTTTTACAGGGTATGCTCGGGCTTCTCTTTGACCATGAGACAGGGAGGTACAATGACAAGTCATCGAATCCCTCCATCCTTGTTTCAGCTGTCAGACAAGTCTGCCTGCTGTACAAGAAGGTGGATTCGCCGTGTTCTGCCGCAAGGCAGTCTGCAGCGATCGAAAACTTTATCACTGTTGAGTCGCTCAACAATGCCTTTAGCATCGAAGAGACAGATCTTACTGCCTTTGCAGCTGTTTCTGATGTGCTCTGGGCCAATATGCTGGCTGGTATATCTAGCCATCTGTTGGTACCAAGGCACGGTCCCGGTGCAACCGCCGAGCGTGTTTCCGGTAATAGGAAGTACGTTTGGGGTAGGTGGCATTCTCGCCTGGATCAATTCTTTCCTTTAGATGGAAATGCGTTCTCCTTGAACGCTTTCATTGAAGGAGACGAGTGTGTCCAGAATGTAACGATGGTGCCACGGGAACAGGAGGACCCGGTAAGGGTTATCCTAGTCCCGAAGACGTTGAAGAGCCCACGCGTTATTGCTATAGAACCTGCTTGCATGCAATATGCACAGCAGGCGGTGCAGGCTGCGCTTTATAGCAGCATTGACACCTACTGGTTGACGAGAGGTCACGTTAATTTCCGTGATCAATCGGTTAATCAAAGTCTGGCACTGACGTCGTCACTTGACGGTCAATACGCGACCATTGATCTTTCCGACGCCTCGGATAGAGTCCTCTATACCTTGGCCAAGGTTATGTTTCGGTCTAACCCAGACCTATGGGAGTTGATCGACGCATGTCGAAGTGACAAAGCGATTCTGCCTGACGGCCGAGTAATCGGCCCATTACGGAAATTCGCTTCGATGGGATCGGCTCTCTGCTTTCCGGTTGAGGCTATGTACTTCTACACTTCGTGTGTAGTAGCCTTGCTTAAGAGCAGAAAACTTCCTTTAACAGCACGTAACGTGTATTCAGTTACGCGTGATGTGTACGTCTATGGGGACGACATCGTTGTCCCCACGGACGAGGCAGGTATTGTCATCGATCACCTACAAAAGTACAACTGTAAGGTGAATGACTCCAAAACTTTCTTGTCAGGAAAGTTCCGTGAGAGTTGCGGAGTAGATGCATACGATGGGCACGACGTCACACCGACGTATATCCGTCATATGCCTCCAGATGGCAAGCAGCAACCCATAAGACTAATATCTTGGATTGCCACCGCAAACGCCTTTCAACAAAAAGGCATGTTTCGCGTGGCTTCTCTCATGTTTTGCACATGTGAGAGGATACTTGGGCCTTTGCCCATAATCTCCGAGAGGAGTCCCGGGTTGGGTAGGATATCTTACTTCGGCGAAAGGTTGACTGCTGAGAGGCAGCACCTTGAATTCCAATCTCCACAAACAGAGATGTGGACGCCGTCCATTGTCTACTGCAGTGAC